TCTGTATCATCTGATTCGTCATCTGTATCATCTTCATCTGATTCGTCATCTGTATCATCTTCATCTGATTCGTCTTCTTCATCTGTATCATCTGATTCGTCTTCTTCATCTGATTCGTCATCTGTATCATCTTCTGTGGTATCATCACTTGTATCTGTATCGTCTTCGGTAGTATCTATATCAGTTGTATCGTCTTCTGGTGTTGTATCTACTTCGTCGTCTTCGGGCAATGTTGTTTCGTCTGTCATTTCGAGCTCCTATTTTGGAATTATAATGAGTGCCAATCACTCAACCTTATTTATAGTAGTAACCATTACAAAAATGTGACCACTAATGTAAAGATTCCAAAAGAAAAGGCTCCGAAGAGCCTTTTAGTAACTTCTAATTCGGAATTAGAATGAATGTGTATAGTTAAAATTGTAGCTGTGATTTGTACTGTCACCTGTCACACGGTCGAAACGGAATCCAACTGCATCTTTCTTTGTCAACTCATAAGATACACCAGTACGAGTTGTGCGTGTTGCATCTAGATTGGCTTCTTTGAACGCATCACGGAAACGGAATCCGACCTTGGCAGTTACCTTACCAATTGTGTATGTAACACCGGGCTCAACACTGTAGTAACCAAAGTGAGTGACATTTGTGTATCTAGCACCTGCTGCTACACGAGTGTAAACACCAATTGGGCCAACTGGCACTGCGGCTGTAAGACCAGCTTCATCACGAGTTGTCAACGCATGAGTACCGGCGGCAACTTGTTGCTGAACTCCAAGATCATATGCAAGCATATTGTTCAGAGATTCTTTAACAGTGATGCTTGAGTTTGATGAGTTAGCATCACCATGGTCGCCAATTTGATTCACACCTTCAAGTGTAACTGATGCAGCAAATGCTGATCCTGCCAATGCAATTAAACTTGCAATTACGATTTTCTTCATTTTTAATTTCCTTTAAGAGAGTGATCTAAGATCAACTTAATATTTATTAACATTTCTGTATAGTGTATTAAAAACCCGCCGAAGCGGGCTGGTTTGTTTCTGTTACTAGGTATTTCCTACCCTACGCCAGTGATTAGACTGCGAAAGATTCGGCTTTTACTGAACGAGCAGAGAACTTTACGCCTTTGCCAGATACAGTTACTTCGCCAGTAGATGTTTTTGCATTTACTTTATTTTGCTTGATTTACAGTCATCGCCTACTGAGTTGCCGTCTCTACTATCTAACCCAATCGAAACTATGCAGGCCCATCATAAAAACACAATACCAAAGTAAATTTATGCTCTTATGGTGGACCTGGGGGGATTCGCACCCCCGTCTTGAGTTCCTTCGCTTTGAAGGGATTACAACTATTCTTTACTTCATATGATTGTTATACCAGTCCCATGCCCAGCAACCAAATATGATTGCGACCATTAAACATCCTAAGTATACATTATCCATATAGTTATTTAGTATGTTGTTACAAACTCCTTTTCAAAAGATTTTTGTAAATTTCTTCCATGAGAAGAGTAAATCAATGCATCTTTATACAGTTGATGTCCTGCCGCATTGGTGTTATACAATCCGCTGCTGCTGGTCTTTAACACATGCTCCAACACATTGACTAAAGTGAATTTTCCAAATGCGTACACAGTATCGATTTGTTTTTGTTTTTGTCTGTCAACTTCTTTTATTTCAGAAATTGGCAACAGTGATTCCCACAATAAATTCAATGCATTTAATTGAAGTTCTATCATTGGATCCGATGTTTTTGTATTTTTGTATAGTCCTTCTGCCACTCCGAATTGATTAGTTACAAAACATATGTCATGAATATGAAACAATTGTGCTACACCAGCATTGCTTTTATTAAACAACTTGACAGCAGGTGTACCATTGAACTCAATGTCAGCAGATCTAGTTTCTTCCATGCCCAAGGTATCAATAAAATTTATTTTATTCGATACTTTTAAATCTGGAACATAAACAATATCAAATCCTTTTACTGTAAAAACTCCATAGTCAGCATCAGCTGCATTACTAACCCAATGCTTTTTACCTGTTATGGTTTGATCATGATATTCTACTGTATCAGCGGGTTTGATATGACTGTGTGCACCTAATGCATTGTTGTTGATTCCTGCTAGATCAAGCACATTTTTTGCCATTTGTTGATGTTGCATCAAGTGGGCCTGTGATAAATTTTTGCCAGCCAAGTATCTAAGATCAGCAAACCATTGTTTTTTAAATTCAATATCAGTGGTTAAAAATTTAATCATCATTACACTCAATGGGAACCCAGCCTAGCTTTAATAAATCTGCTCGAATTTCATCAGTGACTGTGCCTTCTGGAACAAAGCCAGTTCGTTTTTGCCATTCCTCGTCGGTTTCCTTGATGTCGTATTCTTGATTAAGCCCGCCTATGCCTGAACAGTACCAATCAATGTAGTCACCTTGCTCACACATGTCAGCAATGATTCCACCTGCATGGCGCCAACTACAACTCCACCTTTGATCTTTCAACACTGGCCATACTTCATTTTGTTGAAACTGCATGTTACACATGGCTGCATATAAGTTCTGGGCATAGGCGTCAGACGCTTTGACTTTGTCACAGATCCAAGCAGTAGATCTTAGATCGTATTCCATGTTGTTCTTTTGCCATTCTGTGTCGGTTTCTCGTTGTTCGTCGATCTTACGAAAGTCTTCCCACATTTTTAAATATGCTGGATTGGGTTCTTTGCCTTTTTCTTTGGTTCTTTTAATGTAGCTTTCTACTTGAAAAGTGTTGCGCTTGGGACTCTTGTTCATGGTTGATAATTCTTTAAAAATTTTACAACATCGCCATACATATTGATCATCACTGCTTCCTTGCTGCCAAACAATATCAAACTTTTAACACGATGTTTTTTGATTTCGAAATAGTAGGGCATTTGAAATTTACGATCCATTTCTAGTATCAGCGGCAAGTCTACACGCACATCTTCTAGGTTTATCTTGTAAGTTTCAAAATGAAGATGTTCAGTTAAGACCTGATAACCGCGTTCGCTTAACCTCAGGCCACCGTTCTTTCTTATATTATACCACCATGTGCTTGATGCGTCAACCACAGTTATGCCTAATTCAGGTGGCAACTGTGCTACAAGTGCCTCAGTGAGCGATTGTTTGTTGCTCACTGGTAATCCATTCAACTAATCGATCAGCAATTAGTTGGTGTCCTTTTTGATTTGGATGACTATCATTTGGATAAATGTAAGGATTTTTACGGTCTACAACATCATCAATGGTTAACCCAAGTAAATCGGCGCAACTGACCTTGCCATCTTTGTATATTTTTGAATGATCTACTTCTGGCCACAAATCAAATTGTTGCCAGCCGGCTATGTAAAAATCTTGAATTCCGTGTTGTTGGCAAATTGCCTGTAACGCAATAATGTTACTGTTAGTTATGATATTTGTTTGTTCTGGATTATAAAAATATTTCCAATAATAATCATTGGTTATATCTGCCGCTTCTCTGTGTTTGCTGTTGGGAGAATATCCGCCACTGGCGTTGTAAAATATCCAATCGCCATCTATATTATTCATTGACCTTTCTTGTGCGGTCAAGAAAAATACTGCAACAAACTTGGATGAATCTTCGCCTACTTCAGAATTTCTTTTTAAAAAACTTTTTAATTTTACAATCAAATGTGAGATACATGACGCTGGTTCTGCATAGTTAGAAAAATAGTCATGTCCTAACTGATTAGATACAAGCTCACCAAAAGTTTTTTCATTTGCACCTAATTCAGAACCTTGTGCCCAACTGTCGCCGAACACAATCATCTTTGACTTGTACATGATATTAGGGATATATCTGTTGACCTTGTGTTAACAATACCACTGTGAACTTGTCAGTCTTGAATTGTACATTGAGTTTTTTGGCCAGATTTTTTGCATGTCCAGGATTGGAGAATGAAACTTTTTTGTACTTGGGCCCAGGATATTGCACAAGAAGGTTCGAAGTCTTGAGGTTGATGGGTTTAGAATCATAGAACACTGCCCATACGCCTTCGCTGGCCAACACCTGTTCACTTTTGTAAGTGGTACGGTTTGTTTGCTCTATAATAACATTTGGCTTGGGTCTGCTCATCAATAAACTCCTACATTTATTTATATGCAAATATATGCAGTTTTAGAATTTCCCACCGTCCATTTTTACCACAATAACCTCGTCTTGTTGCGCATTTACTACTGTTTCTTGCAATTTTTTTAATTCAATCAGCAGTTGTGTAATATCGGCATGTAGATCTTTGGCATCTTTCAGTGGCATAGTAAAGTCTCTAGCGGCTCTGGCGTCGAATCCTTGCAGGCGTTCAATGAATCGTTGTATGTGCATCATTGTACAAATTTTCCCAGTTGTGGTGGTTCCCAACCCACAGGCTTGAGCACCTTGCCATCTTCACGCTTACGAACCCGGCCAGTGACCTTGTCAATCTTTGCAAAGTTGGTGCCCATAACTTCTTTCCATGCACCTTCTCCATCAAAGCCTCCTGAATGAATGGCACCAATGGTCACAACCAAGATGTCGATGAGCGCATCTAATTGCTCTACTCGATCTCCTTGAGTGATAGCAGTATTGAGCTCTGTGAACTCTTCGGCTATGAGATTGCAATACAATCGGTATTGTTGGTCGTTGTGCTCATCAACAGTTTGATCGCAGGCACACATGAATTTTTCTTGATCTCTAAATGGATTGGTCATCTACTAAGTCCTTGGTATAATATGGTCCACGATAAGGATATCGTTCTAGTACAATAAGTTTTGGGTCCTGAACCGTTTTCCAGTTACGGCCTTTTTTCACTGAATACCATCCCGCTGCGAACCAGCTCTTGCTTTTGGTTGTCTTGGTGTAGATAGGAAGTCTGTGTCTAACATCCCATACAGGATTGTGTACTCGACCCTGTGCAGGATATCCGTGCACCAGGCTGACATCTGCCTTGGTCTTTGTTGCTGGCAGTGATTCAAATTGAACTTTGAATCTTTCTTCCACCATGCGAATGGTCTTGTACTGTGCAACTTGATTGTTGATACGAACTTGATATCCGTCGGCACAGGCTTCAACATTACCGACCTTTCGATCATCTTGTTGTAAGATCCAAAATTCATCTTCAATTACTGGTTTGGCTACTAGCATTTTCAAGCACTCCTTTGTATGTTTCATTCAACCAGCGACCAAATTGGTCTGCTGATTCGCTACACTTATTCAATTCAAACTTGCCGCAGAATTGCATAAATCTAACGCCAACTTGTCCTACATCTTTGTGAGATATCTGTTCGCAAATAGCAGCATCAATTTCTGCTTTGATGTCGTCAGGCTGAGCAGTGAGATCGATCAATGTACGATTGCGTGCATAATCGTCCAACACACGATGCTCTACTCCGTCTGGGTCCATCCATCGTTGCAACATGAGATTGTTCCAATTGTATCCTTGCTTGTCTCGGTCGGCAAAGGCCTCGCGGAGACCAACTTTATTCTTTGTCCCTTTTTCACGAACTCCAGGATACGCACTGAATACATTGTCTGAGCTATCTCCACGCATACACTTCTCAAATAGCAACCACGACGGATCCGGACAGGTTTTTGCTTGTTTAGTTTTCTTATCAATGACATGCTTACCTTTGGCATCGAATATTCCTTCTAAAGTCAACAATTCATCAGTTATGCCATTGTACTGCGTTACATTGGTGGCCAGTAACTGGACAAAATCTGTGTCACTTGATATAATAATGTGGTCGTCTTGGGGGTGTAATGCAATCCAACGAGCGATGATATCATCTGCTTCTGCTGTGGCATGACGAATAACGCTACAGTTGGTTCGTGTAGACAAGTATTTAGTCAATTCATCATAGCCCTCCCAGAACATTTTATCTTCTTCTTGTTCTGCTTCGGTCAATGCAGCTCTGGCTACTGCACGATTTGCTTTGTAGGGTTTGTAGACATCTTTGCGCCAGCTACGACCTTCTAGTGCGAAAACCACATGATCTGCTTCAAATCTACGGGCTACTTTGTTGGCGGCCATCAAGGTAACATGCAAAGCAAATCCTAGTTTTTCCCACGGATCACTGGCGCGAAACGCACCGTGTCGGGCACGAAAAAACATATTTGCTGTATCAATCAGCACATAACGCATAAGAAACCTTAAATGAAGTTATTAACAGTAATGTATAGTAGCATGAAACGGTGGAAAAAGCTATGGCCTTCTCGTCCAAAATGCCAAGAATTGGGTGCAACTGTGTCAATTCCTTGTTTTCGGATAATATAATCAAATGTCATTGTGGGATCGTAGGGTGCAATGTAGCACATATCCCACACTTTTTGTTGCAAATCTGGAATTCGAGAAAAATCATTGTTGCCATTAAAGAACACATGACGAATGTTTTGTGCTTGTAATTCTTTGTGAAATTCCCAGATTTCTTTGTGTGCAGATTCTGTTCGTTGTTGCCAGTTGATATTAGCGATGTATTCTTTGTACTGTTGTTGATAATCAGGCGGAACCTGATCTATGCCAGATGCATTTACTTGGTAATATACACCATCGATCAACCATTCTTCACGCTCCCATGTGCTCCATTGGATAACAATCAATACAGTGTCTAATTGCTTGGGATTGGCTGCAATCCATTCTCTTGTGGTGCGCATTATTCTAGTATTGCTACTGGCACTCTCTGCTGCACAATGAAGTCCGCAATGTAAAGACAAACTCAACAGTTTACCCCAGCTGACTTGTAAATTTTCTGGGTGTGCAACACGACCCATGTAAAAATATTGATCATCGTCTTCGGCAAACGCATACGGGTTCACTGCTTCGGCTGCCGCAGTATGACTATCACCATTCACATACAATATCATTGTTTTGATAAAAGTTTATAAGTTTCTGCTTCAGCCACACGCTTTCTAAGACTTGAACTAGAGAAACTGTGATCTCTACCATTGAATACAATATCAATACCACGCTTCCAACATGCTTCGTCACCAGTGAATTGCTTGCCTTCGTACTCAACACCAAGTATACGCACATCAATTGGTAGGGTAAGCAAGATATCAACTAGGTCTTGTTCAGTACTGTATATCACTACTTCATCTACATACCTACACCCTGCTAATTGTATTTGACGCTCTACTATGCTTTGGATAGGTTTGTTTTTGGTATCAGGACGATCAATTGTAGGATCTGTTTGCAATCCAGCAATTAAATAATCGCAATGGTTCTTGGCATCGCTCAACATGGCCACATGCCCGGCATGCAACATGTCGAATGTGCTGAAGGTAATGCCAATTTTTTTACCTTCAGCTTTGAGTTGTTTAATGTGATTGAATATCATTCTTTATATACCGGGTTGGGAAATTCTAGTTCAAAGATGTGATAGGAGTTGTAGCTGCTGTCCATGTCTTTTAAGGTTTCCATTGTACGATTGTGTTCAGCCTCTTGCAAGGTTGTATACATACCAGTGCCAATATAGTTGTTGCCACTGGGAATAGTACCACATGGTGAAATGTTCAAGCCAGTCTTAGTTGCCATTTTCATTAATTGATAATACTTGACTGTGCGTGGTGGCTTGAGTGATTCCATCAACTTACCTCACTACGACCGCCGCCAATGTCTTTACTACGAATAACTCTGTTGGGATTCATTGCTTGTTCTTGCTCCCATGTTTCAAGTACTACATTACGGCATACTGCTTGAAACCACCGATCGACAATTTCATTGTCAGTGTCATCAGGTTTCATTTGATAACCTGCACGAACCAGATTTGCTACAAACTTTTCATTCCAGTCCAGTTCAAACGCACCTTGGTGTAGATTGTTAGGATCCACATCCATGCTGAGAATATCAACCCAAGGCTCGCCTTTTTCTGTGGCAATTTCTTTGGCAGTCTTCACTGGAGGCTTGGGTTCAGCTTTGGGCTTGGGTTCAGGCTTGACCACTGGCTTGGGTTTTTTAAACAACTTATCAAATATTCCCATCGGGCTTTCCTTTTAACAAGAACAATACATGTTCTTTCATATCGTGCCATTTAAATTCAAACACTGGATCACCAGGGCCGGTCCACATGGCCACACCCATCATAGTTTTTGTTAACCAAAGTCTACGACCTGATATATTACAACGCCGGGGCAACCAAGCGAATCTTTCTACCCATACTGCTTTGCGATAAAAAGACGCGTCGTTGTCCCATTTCATTGCTTTTTTGCCTTGGTAGCCTGCGCCCATTAAGACCGTGTGTTTCCGTAGTGTACAACTGTTACACCATCAGTGCTGGAGAGTTTACGCCATGGATCAACAATAACAGATCCCTGAGCAATGTAGCAGTAAGGTTGTGTGTCCTTTTGATCACCGGTGTATTCGTATGTAATTTTACGATTGTGTGCCCATAAAAACACTGCGGCCTCAGTAACACCTGCAACTACATCAGTATCATCATCAGCCAGTGGATCTACATATTTTACTGTGCGTCCTGCTTCTTTGATGTAGTGGCCTACTAATGTTGAATAGCTGCCAATACAATAAGGCACATCTGGCTTGTAGGCTTTACCGTGAATGATAATAGGCAATCCTGTTTGATCAGACTGTTCAACCAGGAACTCGGCTAGATTTTTAGCTTGAATTTCTCTAGCATGCATCACTGTGTCAAACAAATCATAGCCAATGTCATACTCTTGTGCCAACCAACGCAGAGCAATGTTATCTCTGGGATGACAAGCGCCTGCATCGCCCATGCCCGCTGTCATGTACTTGGGTCCCATGATACGCATGGTACTACGAGCAAGTGCATTGGTAACGACATCAACATTGATATTACCGATTTTTAATGCAAAGTCTTGAATCATGTTTACAAGACCAACTTTGGCTGAAATAAATGTGTTGTAAAAAATCTTGATTGATTCACATTCGTCCCAGGTGCCAACTTCATAGCGTGGATCGTTGTTCATGATTGTTTTGTACAAGTCGATCAATTCACCAGCAACGCCAGTCAAGCTGCCGTCTTCGGTACCAATAATAACCATTTCTGGATTGGCCATGTCCCACTTCACAGAGCCCATAGCAATCAAATACGGATTGTAGCAGAATTGATGTCGGGGATCCAACTGTGTAATAAACTTGCGACGAGTCGTTCCGGGCAATACCGTACTGATCAACACAACTTTCTTTGAACCGTTAGCATGTTGATTTACTTTGGCGATAGCATCTAACACTGCTTCATGCCCAAAGTCTCTAGGTTCCATGTGTGAGCTTGGAACAGATCCGTCATAGCCTTCAGCATGAGGAGTAGGAACGGCAATAAAAATCCATTCGCTTTCGTTGACAAGTTCTGCGATATCACAGACTTTTACACTATCGCTGGTGCGTGGGTAAATGTCATAGCCACGAACTTCGTGCTTTTCTGCAAACACTTCTGCGCAGTCTAAACCTAGTTTACCAATTCCAATAAATCCAATTTTTGCCATATGTTTTCCTTAATAGATGTATATAATTATCGTGAGTTTTGTTCACGGTCAAGATTTTTTAAACACAGGAATAGGATTCATCTTGTGTAAACTTCTAGCTCTAATAGCACGATAACAGTCTAGATTATGCTGTTCAATATCACCATTGACTGTGATTTCGCCTAGATCCTGTTGCATGGCCAGTTCCAGGTCAGCATAGGTCAACCCTGCCAGTTGATCTTCATCAGTGCGGCCGTCATCCCATAAGCCGTCAGTGGGCGGAGCATCAATGATGTCCTGCAACACACCCATTTCTCTGCCCAAGGCCCAGACTTCGGATTTGTATAGATCGCCAATTGGACTGATATCTACTCCACCATCGCCGTACTTGGTATAAAATCCCACACCAAAGTCTTCAACTTTGTTGCCTGTGCCAACCACAATACCATTCACACTCTGTGCCACTTGATACAGTGTGGCCATGCGTAATCTAGCACGACTATTGGCCATGCCCAGCAAATTACTGTAGGTATTCAACTTGGTTTCAAATTGATCAAACACTGGTGTAAGGTCAATGATTTCGTGGCGCACATTATCAAAGTTTTCAGTTAGCCATTGACCTTGACGCATACTAAGATCATGCAACTCTGGTCGTTGTCTAATGGGCATGGTCACTGCCACAGTGTGTAATCCTGTGTGTGCACAAAGAGCACTGACTACTGCTGAATCAATACCACCAGAAATGCCCACAACCAAACTGGTCATACCAGCTTGTTCTGCGTAGTTTTTAATCCACGCTACAATATCGTTTTTTACTTGCCCCATCCGTTACCCCATAAGTCTACATGTAATCTAGGACTGTAGTTCCAGCCCTGTGTACAACAAATATCAGCTATTCGTTGTTTGTTCCGATCATAAGGTTCAACGATACCACCTTGTGGCATTAGATAAACTTTTCCACGAAACCCGCCTGCTCTAAATTCTTGTGTGGCACGAATGGCTTCTTCAATGTGCTCATCAGTTTCCACAACAAATTTAAGATAAACTGTGCCAACTTCTTGATAGCTGGCCACAATATCTGGTTGTATAGCATCAGCCCATGTTTCGCCTGACGCACTTAGTTTGGCACTGACACTGAATGTGATTTCACGATTCTGATGATCATGTCGAACCCAGTTTAACAAATATTCTTTAAACTCTGGTGTTAGTTTTTGAGTGCCATTTGTTTCAAAGGTGATATTCTGCAGGTTTTTCATCTGTGGATGATCCAGTAACTCGCTATATGCTCGCTGCCAGCCCAACAATGGTTCACCTCCGGTGATGACCAAGTGAACATCATTGCCGTTTTGTTGTAGCCATTGTCTATTTGGTACTAGATCAAGCATTTTGTTCACAAGTTGATCTGAGGTGTAGTTTGGACTTAGGTGCTTGAACGCAGGGTGCCAACTGGCGTAACTGTCGCAACCTGTTTCTACCAAAGGCAGTTCTTCAAAGTTGTTGTACAGATGCACAACCTCTGCAATCTCATCTGCTCCAGTGGATTTTTCTCCAGGCTTGCATCCAAATCCGCTGCAGGTAAAATTACACCCGAATGTTCTCAGGAATACACTGGGTACTCCAACAAAACGCCCTTCGCCTTGTAGGCTGTAAAATAATTCACTTACTTTAATTTTCATGGTATTGATAATGTTAGTTGTCCTATACTATTATACTCTTTGTACCCTAGGGTTGTCAATAGTTTATTAGCCAAATCTCTGTTAGTTTTATGATGTTCCCAAACAATCATTGGACGACATCTTTTTATTGTTTCGGCACTGCCTTTGAGTACTTTGTGTTCCATGCCTTCGACATCTATTTTTATAAAACTAACATGATCGATATTTAGACTGTCAACAGTCTGTACTTCAATTTTGCTGGTGTTATTCGATAGTTTGCCGTTGAAATCAGAATTGATAAAAGGAGTTTCAAATTCAAATGCACCAAAGTTAGCACCCCAGTTGTAGTTGATTTCGTTGTAGCTCACACTTTGATCAACATCGCTGATTGCACACCACATTGTGGAAACATTAGCGAGATGATTGAGTCGCACACTTCTATTGACACATTCGATTGCAACAGATTGACAATCGAATGCCATAACTTTATTGTTGCTGAATCTATGTGCCAGAGGTATGGTCCATGTGCCTATGTTGCATCCGATGTCTAAGATTGTACCTAGTTTATTTGAAAAAAGTCTTTGGTATATTTCAATTATTTCTAAAAAATCTTGAAATTCCCAATGTCCTACTCGCTCTAGTTCATCACCAATTCTATCATCGGTTTCTATTGCTACTAACGGTCCAAAAAATGTTGGTACTGTCTTAAACATCCTAGATCTTTTTTGCTTTGACCAACAAATGCCATCCTAGATATTCTCTCACTGCTTCACGCATGGCAGTAGGCATGGCTTCAAACCAAGGCTCAAGTTCGTACCTGCCTTCTTTGTATGCTTCTACATTGTACATAAAACAATGCTCTTGACGCAGTCGCTCAACATGAAACTTACTGCCTAGTAGTTCTGGAATTTCTTCTCTAGTGTAACTTTTAGCGTAAGGGCATCCTGCCTGTGCTTCGTATTGATCCAGCCCTTTGTAAATCATTGCCTGTTTCCAAGAATTCTTTGCATAGACCATGAAGCGGAATTCGCCACCAGGCTTTAAAATGTTGTACACATTGTCTATGATTCTATCAATGGCAGGGAAATGATGTATCACACCAAAACTATACACAAGATCCATTTCTGGCAAACCTTCAAATGATTCAGGATCACTGGCATCACCGCATCTAAATACGCCTTCTAGTCCTTCCACATTGAATCGTTGTTGTGCCAGTTTGACACTTTCATCACTGTAGTCTATGCCATAGTATTCGGCACCATTGCGAGCAAACTCAGCCGCATCACTGCCAATGCCTGGGCCAATTTCCAATACTTTCTTTCCTTGCCATTGATGAAATCCAGCAAATTCAGGAATGTGTGATTCTACCAAGTATCGACGAGCAGATACCTGTTGGAAAAATTCTACGGTACCAGGTTCGCTATCTCCATGTTTGATGTTGCACGGCTGGTTGTTCCAGTAGCGTTTGATTTTATCTTCTAGTGTTTCTTCGATCATAGTGTTATCCGTATGTTTTGATATTGAACTGTACCATCTGCTTGTTGACATCGTTGACTCGTAACTTGTCCCAGGGGTCTTGTTTGCCAGCTTTGATGTTGTCCCACCATGATGTGTCGATACCACGAGTTCTCATGTAGTCAGCAAGACGATCACATTCGTTGAATCTCAGAGCTGACCAAGTTGGATGATGGAAGTCTCTAGGATCGCTGGGCTTGCCTTCGTACATGACTCTGTTCTTGAATGTGTCATCACCATTGTTGCCAGTTAGGTCATGGCGATCATGCACAACATCCACTGGGATTCTTTCCCAAATATCCAGCATATAAGCCTGTTGACTTAACCATGCATCTGAAATTTGATGTGGACTTAGATAGCCCAGCAAGTCTAACCACTCTCTAGGAGCGATTGGGAATATACTGTAGGGATGATCGTTGTGTGTATGGAACGCTAGCAATTTGAATTCGCCTGTATGGCTAGCAATAGCGGTATCCCAACCCTGTGTTTCCATGTAGGCATCATCGTTCCAGAATACCAACCAATCAGCATCAGAATTTTTAGCAAGAGTGTTTACATATTCATTTAGACGAGTATAGCCCAAGGGCTCAAATGTCATTGCAGTGTAATTGATTCCTTGCTCGTCTAGCCAAGGTTGTACAACTTCTTGAAATGCACCAATGCCTTCTTCGTCGTCAGTGTCAAACCCTAGCATGAGTTGTATGTTGTCAGGATCGTCGGCTAGATCAAACAAACTTTTAACACTACGCTCTAATGCGTCATCTCTACCTCTTGTTGGTAACAAGACTGCAATTTTATATTCATGCTCACTCATAAATTTCCTATTNATTCCAATGTCTAATAACGCCAGCAACAATGAAGGCGTTGGTGATNATATAAGATAATATAATCACCGTTCTTATCACCGCCACTAGATCAGCTTCACAATCATTGTGACTGGCTTTTTCACCCAGGGCTTTGGCCCAGATGCGCCAAAATCTTTTAATTATTACTTTTAACAATGTTTTTATTACAGTTATCAAGTTCTTCTTGTTGGATTTTTTCTTTTAAATCTTCATCATCTTCTTTAAGTTTTTGCCAAGGGTTTCGAATATTTTCGATTTCTTTTGAAGCTCTCTTTTCTATATGATTGTTTAACTTTGGCACATCCATCTCCTTACTCCAATAAGTCTTCATTCCATTCTCTATGACCTTCTCTAAATGCCATATTGGCCTGTGTTTCTCTCACTTCTACACGATAGCACCAAAGTCTGGCGGCTTCACCTGGACCCCACATGTCTGGAATGTAAACTCCATTTACATAAGTGTAAAGCATGTCAGCTAGACTTTCACATCCTAGTCTTGGCAGAATAGTTAGTTTGGCCATCTTCTTTTCTTGCAACAATTTGAATGTTTTAAGTTCTGGGTCATCTTCTGCAACTAATAGTGTATGATCAAATTGATCTTCTAAAATCTTCTTTAGTTCTTTCAAGCCACCGTAATCAGCAGCCCAGTTGCGAACATCTAGATCATCGGTACCAAAGTAAAACTTCATACTGAAGCTGTAACCATGTATGGTGTTACAATGACTGTCTGCTCGCCACTGCCTGTAGGCGCAGGGAAATGCGTCCACATATTCTTTTGTACTTGTGTATTTGTAAACTACTGGTGTCATGCTTGTTCTCCTATGTTAAATTTTAGCATAGGCAGCAGAATTTGTAAAGCGGGAGTGATGCCTAAAGACCGCTGAATTCATTACTTATTCCGGTTTATTATATCCGGCAGCTTTATAGTTGGCCTGGCCAAAAATTACACCACGCACACCGCCCACTGGGTCTGCACAGTCGCCAAGTCTGCGTGGAATGAGATGCACATGAGGATACATCACTGTTTGTCCTGCGGCTGCACCCTGGTTGAGTCCGATGTTAAATGCTTCGCACTCACCTTCATCAACCATACGCTCACCTTCTCTGAGAGCATCGCCAAAAGCATCTTCAATAACACCAGGAGTGTTATGCGTTGGAACAAATAGCAAATGACCTCGGGTCACTGGATATCGGTCTCGGAACACAATTACATGAAAATCTTCTCTAACAATGTCGTCCCAAGGTGCCGCACCTGCTTCTTGTGCTTGTTCCAATGTATCATATTTCATCTTGGAGCAAATTCCTGTTGTAGCTTGATGTTGTCAAAGAACTCTTTCTTTGTGTTGCCGTCGGTGTTAAAAGAACCTTTGAGCACAGTTGTTTGAGTCAAACTGCTATGCGCCATAATACCGCGATTCTCGCAACATCCATGCGTCATTTGCATGTACACACCAATGTTTTCGGCACCTGTGGCTCGCCCTATTTCCCGAGCAATTTCATTACAAAGCTCCTCCTGGAGAGTACCTCGTCTGGCACACCACTGAGCGATTCTGGAATACTTAGATAAACCAATAAGTTTATCGGCAGCAATAATACCAATATAAGCCACACCAGCCACAGGTTGGTGATGATGACTGCACATACTACGCAATTCACTGCGAACAACAAGCATACCTTCGTAACGGTCTTGCGAATCATTTGGGAACGCTGTAGCGTCGGGGGCTGAATCATATCTTCCACTCATTACCTCATTAATATACATTTTTGCCAACCGCTTGGCAGTACCTTTACTGCTGGGATCTGTTTCGGTGTCGATCAGCAAAGTCTTTAGCACTTGTTCAAATGCCGCAGTTGCTTCTTCAATTAGTTGTTTTCGGATAGCAGGGCTATCTACATACTCACTGATGTTGTCGTTGGCCCAGAATCTCTTGCCGTCACGCCGCATTTTAAAACGAATCACATCTGCCAATGTTGATTCCTCATACCCGCCGTCGCCGGCCATCGCATCTAATGCAGTTTGTTTTTTCTTTTTTGTCAATTTATTCTCCGAGTTATAGCCGTGGATGGCATTTGTTAATTGTAATATATTTAGACCTGGAAGTCAAGCAAATAAAATATTTTGGCAAACAAAAATGCAATTAAATATATCTTTAAAAGTACATACATGAACAAGATCTTAGCACTAATATTAATTACACTGTGTTTAACAGTTTCAGCCACAGAAAACATCACCATAAACTATTCTTGGACTGCAGCTGACCAAGCTGCCAGTTATTGGCGCAGCCTAGCAGAAGCGGCCAATCGCGACCAGAAAAAATACAATTTTATCATTGACTATAAACCCGGTGCAGGCGGAGCCGTTGCTGCACATCATATTCTGGACACACCAAACGCTATCCAAGCAACCAGTTCGGCATTTTATATTCGTGCCAATCTATACCCCAATGAAAGTTATGATCTAGACAAATTTCAGTCATTGATGAATCTGTGTATAGCACCATTTACTATCAGTTCAACCAAGTACAAATCCTGGGCAGAAGTTCCCACAGACAAACACCTGACAATTGGTATCAGTGGTCTGGGTACAACCACACATCTAACTGCACTACAAATTCAAAAGAAATACCCCATGATGGCTATTATTCCTTTCAAAAGCACCAGCGAAGCAGTGATGGCTACACTGAGTGAACAAACAGATTTTGCAGTTGGATTTGTTGGCGAAGTCGCTCCTTATACCAAAGGCAGTGCAGTATACAAAAAATCAAACATCCTGGGCGTGAGCGGAACTCGAGTGATTGACGGAAATCAGTTGTTGATCAATCAAGGATTCCCTAAGGTGTTGGCCAAATTTGGCAGTGCTGCACAGGCAGTAGTTCCCAAGACCATGCCTGCTCAACAATTCAATGAAATTCGTCAAATTTTATCCAAAGCGGCCACTGCCAAAGAAGTGTTGAAGGCCACAGGCGAAGACTATTGTTATCCAGATGCAGAATTAAATGCCATGGACTCTGGCAAATTTTATAATTTCAGCAGAGACCTTTGGAAAAACATGAGCACCGGTGTCAAAGTAGATTAATCATGCACAAACAACGGGCAGTGGTCTGTGTGGAAAATCCTCAGGATTTTATTCCACAGTTGTCAGACTACAGCCTCATGATAGTAAACCCCAACAGCTCAGAATCCAGATTAGATTATCTATTGGAAAAATCAGACTGGAGTTTGCTGATTACCAAAGATGGTGAACAATATCGTGATGGTGGTCAATACCACAACGAGCAGGTACTATGGTACACCTCTGGAACCACAGGTGACAGTAAATTCTGCAGTTTCAGCCAAGAGCAAGTGGCCAATCTTGCTCGTAGAATCTGCCAAACTTACAGTATCACAGCCAATGATCGTTATGTTGGCGTTATGCCACTGTGGCATGCGCATGGACAAGGATTTTATTGGGCAACACAACTAGCCAAATGTGAAACCAGTTATGTAACTGTAAAAAATATTCGTGATATCTCCAAACACAGTCCTAGTTTTATAACTGCTATTCCTGATATTCTCAAAACTGTATCACTGTTAAACTTTGACAGTTTGAGATTTATAAGAAGTTGCAGTTCTGCCATGCCAGACCAGTTGTACACACATCTAAAAGAAAAATATCAAGTACCGGTGTTGGAAGCGTTTGGAATGACCGAAGCACTGAGTCACTGTTTTACCAATCCGTTGAACGGTGAACAGCGTATAGGTACAGTGGGACTGCCAGACGGAATCGAAGCAGACATAGTCGACGACCAATTATATATTTCAGGACCAACTGTGGCCAGTCAAGGATGGTACAATACCGGCGATTTGGCCACAGTCGATGAACACGGATACTATAAGATATTGGGCAGACATCGAGATCAAATCAATATCAAAGGAATTAAATTCAATCCAGTGAGCCTGGAATCTCAATTAAAGGCTAACATAACTGGCCTGGTTGATTGTGTGATATTTGGTAAAGACAAAGTAAAATGTTTATACACAGGTGAGTGTAGTGCAGCCGATATCTGCAATTTTTTGATCTCACTGGATCGTCATTGCCGACCTGTGTTGGTAGAAAAAGTAGACACCATACCAATTGGACCTTCAGGAAAAATATCCAGAAGCTGGCTAGAGCAGTTTGTAAGTTAAACTAGATTCTTTGGTAACTAGTCTATTACCAAAATAAGTTCCTGTTATATTAACAGATTTGGTCACAGTAGATCCAACCATAAAATTGCAATTTGGCGCAATATCAATGATGTTGTCTGGGCTGCCTAATAGGCTACATCGAATTGCCAAAAGGTTGCCAGGTTGTATGGTTGTATAGTTTATAAAACAATAACCACTGACATGGCAGAAATCACACACTGTGGCATGATGACTCAGGGTAATATAAGAACTCAGAGTGCAATGATTACCAACAGTGGCATCGCTGAATACAGCAGTGTTGTAGTGCTGAATGAATGTGCCCACGCCGATGTTGATATCTTTAAATTCATTGTTATCGCCGACTACAGAAAAATAACTGGGATTGTATTGACTCAGTTTGTCAACTACAAATCTTTTAAATCCAACATTGGATACTGCACACATAAACTGATGTTGGTCAATCCAGGCCTGTCCATTGGATTCTGCTTGTTCCACTGTGATCAACACACAGGGTCGGATGTTTTTCCAGTGATTGTACAATAAATTATTGTATACTGTGTTGCCCACAAAACACAGTGTTTTGTTGTTGTCATACAGTAACTTGTACATGTTATTTTATTTTTTTATAATCAACTATGTTCAACAATCTACAGTCAGGGTAATCAAAGTGATGATCAGTTTGTTTGACAAACTGTCGTTGATTCAATAAGTTTAGGCCAGCTACACACTCTTCTGGCTTCAAGGTATAGTGATAACCAACTTCAAACTCAGGTTGGCTGATCCATGGATCAAAGTTGAATAGATCCCTGCCATCAGATCTCATCCTTGAAGCAGATTCATATAATTCTTTGTTGTCAGTTAGGATGCACCCACCTCTGCCAATCTGCAAAGGTTTGGTTCGACCAAAGCTCAAACATTGAGTGGTGCCAGGTTTATACATGTTTGGTTGCAGATATCTTGCACAGTCCCAAATGTTGGATCCTTCAAATTGATAAAAGTCTCTCCAGGTCTGGTCCAACAACATATATGGAATGTTTAGTTTCTTCAAAGTCATCAACACACTGATGTATGTTTTGGCCGGGAACATGACAATATTGTTGTCAAAAGTCAAACGAAATGCAATTTCAATGGCATGACTGCAACAGTCTGTGGTAACACAATATGGAGCACCGGTGTACTCGCACAATGCTTGTTCAAAATCCAAGATAGCCTGAAAAGGATTTTTGTAATTTTTTATATCGATCATAGTTGTGTTCCGGTAATTTGTAATGTGTATCTAGGTTCCACTCCAAAGTTTCCAGCATAATGAGGAACATCGTAATTCCACGCTACATAATCACCTCGACGCCAATTGACATGTGGTTGGTTGTCAATTTCAAAGTAATGTCCAGACTTCCAGTCTTCAAGAAAAACCACACATCTCCAAATCACTGAAGTATCTGTTATGTTGAATTTTTTCTTGTAGGAAATAAAATGATCTTCGTGTGTTGGCAACATGTCCAGGGTATTCATACGGAAAAAGGTTAATCCAACATCTTTCCAGTTAAACAATGTAAAAAACGGATCAGCATACTTGGGCATTTCTTTTGGCATGCTGTATAGTGCGCCATTTAATTTTACACCAGTGTATCCTTCTTTGATCCAGCGTTCTTCATCCCAGGTGTTTTTAATAGCACGATACTCATAGTCTAAATTCTTAAAACTATCGTCCCACCAAGGCTCTATGTGTCCAAATTTATAATTATATTTCATTGGCTTAAATGATCCTGTTTAATTTCTCTAACATTGCATCCAAGTTGTTCTGCAATTGAATTTTTAAGTTTAATTCTTTTATTGTTGTAATCTCGTATGGCAATAGCCCTACGCCCAATTTCTTCAAGACTAAGTTCTTGTTCTCGACCAGATTTAAGCAGTGCTTCTAGTTCCCATATTTTACCATGGATTGAATACAGTTGATCCAAACTATCTTTGATCAAAGTCAAGTCGTAAGAGTGTAATTGGGTTGAATAAAAATCAAGTTCCTCTTGATTGCCGCCTGTTTTATTAAATTTTAATAAAGCAATTGTATAACGATCAACTAATTCTATTATGGGAAATACTATCATAGGTACAATTGTTCAATTTTCTTTGGATTGTTTAATATGTCTTGTATATCATTATTGGTTGCATTGGGTCTGCAGGGTTTGCACAATGATACATTGGTCTTGTCGTAGATGTCGTGGTGCCGTTGAGCTTGCCAGTTGTCTCTAAAATCGCCCTCGTCCCAACGACCTATTGAAAATGCTGGATTGCCTTTGTTGTCACAACACACATATATATATCCTTCGGCGCAAAACACAGGAAAATGATACAGTTGGTGGCATCGTTTGTATGTTCTTGGTTGAGTTTTGTTGGTGTTGATCCAAAAAGGTATACCAGTTCGTTGTGCAGCAGATTCAATCCAGCTGGTTAATTCTGCAGTAATCTCATGTGCAGTATTGTTATATATCACTGGTCTAAAATAAACACTACGCCCATTGATGCGTTTGACATAATCAAAAATATCGTCGATTGCCTGCTGATTGTTGTTGTAAGGATTGATCAAACATTTGAAATCTACATTGACTCCGGCGGCAATTAATTGTCGTGCATTTTCAGTTACACGCCCAAACAAACTAGTTCGAGTTAAACTCCGTCTGATAGTTTCATACAGTTCTTCAGTGCCTGCATCTATGTCTATACCAATCCAGGCAATTTTACGCAACTTATCTATGGGCACTGACTCAATCAATCTGTCTAGCTTTGATCCGTTAGTGGTAATACTGGTCAAAAATCCTAGATCGATTGTGTGTTCAATTACTTTTTCATAACCATTCAGCACTGTAGGTTCGCCACCACCGGGATAGGTAATTGTGTGTGTGGTTCCAAAACTGTTGGGACTATGACTGCGCCAAGACGCTAGTTTGTCCAACAAAGTGATGTATTCTGTGTAGGATTTTTGAACAGGTGCAGATTTACGATGGTCAGCACTGTTACAATAGTAACAGTCTTGATTGCAAATATTGGTAAGGTCAATGTCTACTTGCGCTGGTAGCAGAATTTTTGTATCTTTGTTCTGCATCCAGTGAAC